GCTTGCGTGGCAAGCACCATCGAACAGCGTTCCCGGCATTCTGTACCGTGTGTTTCAGTACACAGCGTCGACGCCGTTTTCATCGGCAACGCAAATCTACGAAGGTGCTGATACACAGTTGCGAGTGCCGCGAACCGATACGGCAACGCGCTATTTTTGGGTTCAGTCTTACTATGGCGTCACGGGCGGCACGTCCGACCCCACGCCATCCGGCGCAGGGTTAGCATCTAGCGGCAAGATTGCCACGCTTAACGGCTACCTGACCAATGAGGCAACGCTAGTACCGGCTGATTCGTCCGGTACGGTTAGCAGTTATGCCGATGCGGTCGGATACTTCAAGATGTTTAGCGGTCCGAATGACGTAACCGCCAGCACGACCTTTGCAGCGGTTTCGGCTGTCAACTGCACCGCGACCATTAACACGGCAGACAACACGCCAGTTAGCGGGTTTGTACGTGGGTATTATCGGGTCACCGCATTGAGCGCGGACACCGGCCAATTCACCATGTCGGCTACTTACGGTGGCGAAACCATCACCAAGGTTTTCACCGTTGCCAAGGCTAAAGCGGGTGCAGACGGCACAGGCACTAGCGCGGTTTCGATTGTGTTGTCGCGTACGGCTGTTCAGTTGTTTGGTTACGCCGATGGTAGCGTACCGGATTACAGCAGCGCGTCTGGCACGTTGACTGTCTACAGCGGCGCGACCGATGTAACCGCATCGGCTACTTTGTCCGCATCGGCCAGCAGCGGCGTGACTGGCACTATCAACACCGCGACCAATACGCCGGTTAGCGGCGAGCCGAAAGGCTATTACCGCATAACCAACATGACCGGCGATGTTGGGTCGCTTACCTTTACGGTCCTGTATAACGCCGTAACATATACAGCCACATTCAGCGCATCCAAAAACAAGGTTGGGTACGAAATCGTCGGCACTCTGCCGTCGACCAATCTGTTTGAGGGTCGAATGGTATTCCTGACAACTGACGATAAGTTGTACAGGTACACCGGTAGCGCATGGACCGCAGCGGTTAGCGGCGGAGACATTACGGCGGGTACTCTACAAACGGCAGCGTTTGCGTCGAGCATTGAGCCGGTTACGATTGTTTCTTCTGTACCCGGCACCAAATCAACCAATTCAATTTTTAACACTAGCGACGGGAAACTGTATCGTTGGAATGGTTCCGCCTATATCGCAACGGTTCCGGGTACGGATATTGTCGCTAACAGTATCACTGCTGGACAAATTGCAAGCGGCGCGATCAGCACAGATGAATTAGCCGCCAATGCCGTTACGTCTGCAAAAATTGCCGTTGGCGATTTTACGGTACAGGCTAAAAACTTTGGATTTGAAGAAGGCGACATTGATTGGAACAAGGGCGGCGGCTGGTCTATCAATGCAAATAATCCGCGCACCGGTTCTTGGTCGGCAGCCTGTACGTCTACGTCACCGTCGGCGTTACGAAACGCACAGGTTGTACAGACAATATCCGGCGAAGTGTTTTATGTTGAAGGATGGCTGAAACATAGTGGCGCCAGCGGCACAGGTTCATACGTTCGTTTGCGAGGATTAGACGCTAGCGGGTCAGAAATTAGTACACAAGCCGCCAATATAATTTCATCCGCAACTACCACGTACACAAGGTCAAGCGGTACGTTCACGGTTCCGGCAAACGTGGTCGGGGTAAATGTCGAGGTGGTTTCGGACATTACCGGCGGCACTTGCTACGTCGATGACGTGCGTATGATTCGCGCGTCCGGTTCTGTGCTGATTGAAGACGGCGCAGTTATCGCCGCCAAGGTAGCCGCAAACGCGATTACTGCCGATAAGATACAGGCCGGGGCCGTTACAGCAGCCAAAATCAGCGTAACCAATCTATCCGCAATCAACGCGGATATGGGCAGCATCACCGCCGGTACTATCGTGTTGCCGTCTGGCGGATTCATCCGATCCGGTCAAACCGCATACAACACCGGAACCGGTTTCTACATTGGCAACGATAGCGGAACGCCGCGATTCTCATTTGGCAACCCGAGCGGAAAAAACATCCGTTGGGACGGTTCCGATTTGACCGTAAATGGCGGAATCATCGTCACCGATAGCGTGGCGACGAACGCCATTACGGCAAGCGCGTCGGATAGTCCGGCGGATATTACGCTGACATCGGCTAACAGCGGCGTCGACAACACTTTATCGACCGTAAGCATTACGACGGTTACGGGGTCGAAGGTGCTGGTTCGTTGCGACTTAACCTTTAAATTCACGTTGGCGACTGGCGCACTGATTAACATTTACAAGATTTATCGCGGGTCGACATTGTTGGTCGATATTCCGCTGACTAGCCTTGCGTCTGGCGGCACGTATCGTGTGCCGTTGCAATGGTTGGATTCGCCATCGGCAGCAACCAACACGTATTACATAAAAGTAGAGCCGACCCTAGGCGGCAGCACGACGTACATTTACGAAGACATCATCACAGTAGCCACGGAATTTAAGCGATGAGATACGCGACGGTTGCACCAAATGGGCGCATTTTGGGGACGTTCATTACAGAACCGGCATTGTTGCCATTGCGCCCGAAGCCGGACGACGCTGTATTCATTGAATGCCCGGACGCTAACCAAGCAAATGCGTATTGGAACGGCAACGAATTTGTCGACAAATCGGTATGCAATATCACGCATACCGTGGACGGGAACACGGTAACGCTGGCAGGGTTGCCTGACGGCGCGATTATCAGTGTTACATATCCAACGGAATACCAAGTCTTTCAATCTAGCCAGACTTTTAGTATTTCGTTGCCCGGTCCGGGTGGTTACGTGTTCCAAGTGGACCCGTGGCCGTATCTAAAAAAGACGTTTGTTATTTCGATTGAGGGCTAGCCATGGATATATCGCGTTTTAAGGTTCCGCCGGGATCGTTGGTACTCGATGTGGCACTCGTATTTGGTTTGGTTTACTCCATGGGGCAAATAACCGAACGTCTGGAAGGTATATCGAAGCGTTTGGAAGCCGTCGAAGCAGTCAAGATTCAGCCGGAAGCGGACAGACGCATTGCCGTTATTGAGGCGCAGATGGCTAGTCAAACCGAAAGACTAAAGAGCATTGAAACGAAGTTAGACAGGGTACTAGAACGACGCTAAATCCAAGGGGGCGAACCATGGAACTATTCGAGATTTTTACGCGAGCATGGCCGGTCATCCTTGCGATGATTACGTTAATCATTGTTCTATCGAAACTTGACTTACGCGTTGCGGTACTCGAAGACAAAATCAAAACGCTGTTTGAGTTGCTTAACAAGAAGTCTGACAAATGAATATGCAAAAGATTGTTGATATGCTGTTCCCGGTTCTGCTGGCCGCGGTCGGCTGGCTTCTGACTGAAATTGCTTCGTTTAACAATCGGCTGATCGCCATTGAGTCCAAAATACCCATCCTTATCACCGAGGAGGGGGTGCCGACTGATAGCCCCTTAAGCGCCTCTAAACGCCAAGAACTAAAGGACGACATCATGGAAGACATCCATGACTTGCAAGTGCGCGTTAAATTGATGGAGGAACGAAACAAATGATGACAATGCTATCGACATTCCTATCGTTTCTCGCGGGCGGACTGCCAAAAATTCTACAGTTTGTGCAGGACCGGCAAGATAAGAAGCATGAACTGGCGATACTAGCCATGCAAAAGGAGCGTGAACTAGAACTAGCCGCGCGCGGATTTGCAGCACAGGCACAGATTGAAGAAATCAAGACCGAACAAATCGCTATGCAAACTGCCGCCGAAGAACGGGTCGCGCTGTACCAGCACGACATGGAAATCGGCAAGGGTGCAAGCCAATGGATGATTAACCTTCGCGCTAGCGTTCGACCTGTTGTGACCTATATTTTTGTTTTGGAATTGGTCGCGCTGAACGTCGCTGGCGTGTGGTACGCATACACAACTGGCATTCCGTTTGCTGAAGCAATGCAAAACGTATTTAGCGAAGATGAAATGATGATTCTTGCTTCGTTGATAGCATTCTGGTTTGGTGGACAAGCGTTCGCTAAAAAATGAAGACTAGCGACCGGGCTATGGCGATGATTCGCCACCATGAGGGGGTAAGGAATATTCCTTACCTATGCCCGGCTAAACTTTTCACCGTCGGGATAGGCCATGTGCTATATCCCGAACAGGCCAAGTTGCCTGTATCCGAACGATTACAGTTTAAGTTGAAGCCCGAACATGATCGAAGATGGACCGATGACGAAATTAACGCTTTACTTGCTTCGGACCTTGCGCGATTTGAGCGTGGCGTGGCCCGATATTGCCCTAATGTTATTGATAATCAAGGCCGGTTTGACGGGCTGGTAAGTCTGTCCTTCAACATCGGATTGGGTAATGTCCAGCGATCCAGTCTTCGCATGAAAAACAATCGAGGCGACTTCGAAGGCGCAGCAGAAGAATTCATGAAGTGGACAAAGGGCGGCGGTCGCGTCCTGCCGGGGCTGGTCAAGAGGCGATTGGACGAACAACGGTTATATCTAGGGGGCTAGCAATGCGTAATGACGGCATACCAGCCACGTTCCAAGTGGCCGCGCACACAATCACCGTTGCTACCGTGCCAAAATCAAAGTGGAAGCACGGTAAAGATTGCGTCGGCATTTGGATACCGGATCAATACCGCATTGAGATTTTGGGAACGCTGAAAGGGTCGAACAGACAACAAGTCTTCGTCCACGAAATGATGCACTGTTTGTGTGACATTGCGGGATACAACGAATTGTCAGGCGACGAAGTATTTATCGACTCTATAGCCCATCTATTAGCGCAAGCACTTACTACGTTTGCGCCAAGTGATTATGAGCAACACACAACGAAAAAACCTAAACTCTGAAGACGTTTACCAGTGTTACATTCGCAATCACCGCAACGCACAAGCGGCAGCGCGTGAACTGAATGTAGACCGGCGAACGATTATTCTGCACGTTGGCAAGTTTGAAGAAGCCCCAACACGGCAAGCAAACACCGAAGCGGAACTAATCGCACTCCGACAACAGGTAAAAGACTTCCAGAAGCGGCAACTTACCGATGAAGCGGTACGTGCTGAAATTTTCAAAGTAGCCGCACATGATCCGAAGCCGCCAGCGTGGCTGACGCAGCCAAAAAAGGCAGCAACGGACTTTATGGGCGTTCCGACGCTGTTTGCTAGTGACTGGCACTTCGGCGAAATCGTGCGACCCGCCGAGATTGGCGGCGTGAACGAATACAGTATCGCCATCGCTAAAGAGCGCGCCCGGACGTTTGTAACCGTCGCCGTAGACCTGTTGCGGAACCATCTAAAGGGTAAGTATCCCGGCGTCGTGTTAATCCTAGGCGGCGATATGCTGTCAGGCGACATCCACGAAGAACTGTCGGAGACGAACGAGGTTCCGACCATGCCAGCGTTGCTAGAGTTGGTTGGCGTGTTGGCGTGGTGTATCCGCACGTTAGCGGACGAATTTGGACAGGTATTCGTGCCGTGCGTTACCGGCAACCATGGCCGCACGTCCCGTAAACCGCGCGCAAAGCGGCGCAATCACACTAATTTCGATTGGTTGTTGTACCAACTGTTGCAACGCTTTTTCGAAGACGACAAGCGCGTGACGTTTCTGGTTCCAGAAGGACCGGACGCCTATTACATGATTTACAACACGCGGTATTTGCTGACCCATGGTGACCAGTTTCGAGGTGGTGACGGCATGATCGGCGCGCTAGGCCCGATCAGCCGTGGCGACAAGAAGAAACGCGCGCGCAACGGTCAGACAGATAGATCGTTCGACGTGATGTTGCTAGGCCACTGGCACCAATACATTCATCTAAACCGCTTTATCGTTAACGGTAGTTTGAAAGGCTACGACGAATACGCCGACGCAAATAATTTCGACGTGGAAGCGGCACAGCAAGCCATGTGGATTACGCATCCTGACCATGGAATTACGTTCCGTATGCCGATATTCGTACAGCGCAGCAAAACCGGAGTGAAGACGGAATGGGTATCCTTACCCAAGACGAACTAGACGAACTGGCATATTGCGAACACGACACTTGCCAGAATTGCCATTTCTTCAAATACCGCAACGCCGCGTTTCGCTGTACGCATCCAGAAATCAACGCCGTGCTGGACGGCGTTTGCAAGTGTGCCGGTCGCTGTTTTATTTCTTCCCGATTTTACGCACGGGCGGACGGCGAGCGGGTTTAGATGGCGGCGGAGGTGGCGGCAATGGCGGTTCTTCAGCCATCAACCACTTAACCCAATTCCAAAACTTAACTAGTTTGTCTTTCATAACGACTCCATGGGTTTCAAATCATCCTGTGGTATCCAGTAGGCCGGTCGGTTATGTCCTTTGTCACCCCAATATCGTTGTGACTTGCCATCGATAGCGTCCAGCCAACCGGCTAGACGATACACCCCGTACTTACCGACCACCAAAACAAATCGTCTGTCGGGATCGTCGTCGTGCAGTATCAGACACCCATTCGGGTGCGGCGTGTATCTTACGTCAAAGTCGCCAGCGTCATTAGCCCGGATGCGTTCAGCACCGGTCCAGTAAATCCCTAATGCCTTGCACACCGCCATTTCGGCACAGCATCCCTCGATGTCCTGTTCCCATCTATTGCTATCGGGCTGACCGTGCGTCTTTTTGGCGTTTGCCGAGATAGCGCGCACTCGACGCACTACCCCGGCGTTAGCCGCCAGCATAATTTCCTGTGGCGACAGTTGGACCAGCATTACCGCGTTTGCACAACCTGACCGTTGTACACACGTTGCCCGGATTGCCAGTCTTTGAGCAGTTGCCGAAGCATGGCGTTCTGTTCTTCCAAATCGGCCACACGACCATTGAGGTAACGTATTTCCTCGCGCTGACGCTTAATCGTAGCGTCACCCCAAATCAGTTGATTATCCATGTTGCGACCTTCCACGTAACGCCAATGAATATCCCGGTTATGATGGCGAACACAATCATTCCGCCGATAGCCACAAAAAATGCTGCTGTCTTGTCTTTTATTTCTGTATTCATAGGTTGCCGACTACGCGCACGGGGTCGGCGCACCGCTAGGGGGCGTGGCGCGTTCACGAATTATTAAAAGGGAATTTCGTCGTTGAAGTCGGGTTCCACTTGCGGAGCCGCAGCCGGGATCGGCGCTGGCGCAGACTCTCCCTTCGGTTTGTACTTCACGCCAAAATACTTGCGACCGTCCTTTGATTCGTTAACCCATGCGTCGACGTAGTATTCGACGCCAGCAATTAACGCCGTGCCGCGATAATCCGCGTCCTTCTTACCTTCGCGTTTGCGGTCATTCTTAAAAAGCGCGCCGCTGTTGTCTTTGCGTTCCATTATTCAGTTTCCACCGTTATTGCTTCCAATTCCGCCTTGCGACGGTCCTTCGCATCGTGCAGCCGCTTTTCCAATTCGGCGTCCTTTGCTTTTTTCGCCGCTTTCACGGCATCCATATACGCGCGTTTTAGCGCATCCATGTCGACCGCTTGCATGATCGACTCGACAGGATCACTTGCCGTATCAGCATCGGTGTACGCCATTGGCGCACTAGCCATGTCGCGTACTTCTTCAACCGTGTACGTTCCGACCGCAACGCCGGGATACACCGTCTTGACACCCTCGCTGATTACGCGCGCCTTTAGCATGGCGCGTGGGAACTTTGCCCACGTCGGATTATTAGACACCCCGGCACGTCGGGCGCGTTCCAGCGTCCAGTCGACTACTACTGAACCGCCTTGTGGGTGCGTAAACCGTGCAGACACTTTGTCGTCCGTGAAATCCAGCCACTCGACTTTGCCGCCAGCAGTTTGAAACCGTGCCAGCATGGCGTCCGCTTTCAACGCGGGTTTGCCATTGATAACGTGGTAATCACGCGCGGCGATTGCCGGGTGCAAACCTTCAGCCTGTGCAATGAGCATAAGTGACATGGCCTGTTCCGGGGTACGCACCCCAAACATTCCAGACTTCGCAACGGCCATCGACATTCGTTCGATGTCGGCCACTGAAACAAGATTAGACATTTTTCAATTCCCGTAGTTTGATGAGTAACGCTTCGACTTCTGCAAGGAACTTTTCGGTTTGCTCGACGATGGTTTTAATCATGTCGTCGTCACGCCGAACGCGCTGTACATACAATTTAAGGCCGTCGACCATGCGCGGATCGTAACTAATGAAGTCACAGTAAATGCGACCCGTCGCCAGCAAGTTACCCTGTATCTGGTACTTGTGTTCGTCCGGCATTCCGTTAAGCAGCGTTTCGACGTGAACGCAACTGTTCCATGGGCATTTGACTTCGATGATCCCGTCGCCGTCGCCGATCAAGCCATCGGGAGAACCACCGAACGGCAAATCATCGGCAACCCAGATTCCTGTTTCCTCGACTTGCACTTGTCGCGTCCAAGCGTAGTCAAGGCGCGCGACTGGTTCATTATCGGTTCCGTGTTGCATTGCAGAGTTGACGAAATGCGGCACCGGCTGACCGGTCAATCGCTCCGTGACAATCTCCAACAAATACTTTTCACGATCAGCAGACGACTTGCCGTCCTTGCGGAAGTTGCAAACGTCTTTGAGTCGTGACGACGTAACCCGGCCAACGCGCGCGGCTAACCAATCACCACTTCCCTGCTGGACATCTAACAATCTAGTTTTCATGCGTACTCACCGTCCGTTCTTTTGCGACTCGACCGGACATTCGGAGGCGGAACGCTGTTCCAGTTGGGATCGTGCAGACGGTCCTTTGTCCGCACGTTCCGTTTGGCTATTAGTGCAATCCCTAGCACTAGCACGACGATCAAGTAAGGCACGATATAACGCATACTTTGAAACTACCCTAGTTATCCCGTCTTCATCTACTACGCTGACAAATTCCGACAGGTTCAAAAAGAATTCGTCATCGTTCATACGTCACCCGAGTATTGCTGACTCGATTAACCCGGCTAGTAAGAACAACAGCACCAGACCGATTGCTTGCGGCATCCAATCCCAACGTGAGTATTTGCGTTTCATGTTTGCTCCCTAGGAAGGGGCCGCTTACGCGGCCACCTCATAAATGCCGATAACTGTTGTTTCGTTATCCCATCGGTATCTTGATTCGGCGGCGTTTGCAGCCGCTTTTAGCGAGGTGTGATATGTCACCGCATATCCGCTATCTTTGGCGAAACGCTTGTCAATGCTACTGATAAATTTTTGCGTTTTAGATTCTTCAAAAATTTGCATTGCTCGCGGCGAGCGACGCACAACGATGTGCGTGTAAGCCGTATTAGTCTTGCGAGTAAACAAACCGACTGGCGTGTTGACTGTTAGAGTTTTCATTTGTGTTTCCCTAGTTACGGCCAGCACCGCGCTAGCCATGGAGCAATCATAATCCCATCTGTGTA